TTCTAGCAGTTGATCCTGATAATCAAATGTCTTAAACAACATAAGCCCGTGCATCGGGTGAGAGATGCGGGCATAGTTTTTTAGGAAGTAAGAAGGATCTTTACCACACTTAACGACTTCTTTCAGTATTTGTTGTTTCGTTAACTTTGGCATTCATCTTTCTTTTATTCTTTTTTGCCAGAGTTTGCGGGTCTCTTGTCGTTAGGGGCACGCTTACCATAACCACCTTGCTTCATAAAGGCTTCCCAGCCAGCAGCGAGTTTGTCTTCTGTGGCTTCGCCAACAACAGCAACCTCTTCCATCCCACCAATCTTGTAGGTCATGCAAGCAGTAACCCAAGAACGGACGCGGGATGAGTTCTCAACGCGAATGTCAATCTCGCCTTCTTTGGTGAGAGACACAGAGCCAGCGCCTAGTTTGCGTGCTTCTTTCTTTAAGAACTTGATGATCTCGTTCATCTGCGATTCAACATCTGACTCAAAGCCGTTAGCGTAGACTTCCTTGAGTTGGACCTCAGACTGGTAAGAAAGGGTCATCATGTTGCCGTGGAACTTGACACCGAAGCCGTCCATAACACGCTTGTCAATAAGAGGGCTGCCCTCTTCTCTTTTTAGTCCTGCCTTGATTGCTTCGCCGTCTGCGTCATGCGCTCCGTCGTAAGCGTTTGCTGCGGCTTGTGATAGAGCCTGAACGATTTCGTAAACTGTTGCCATTATTCCATTCCTTTGTTGTGCTTGCCATCTAAATAGTGGTAAACTTTACCTAAATAGTCGGCAGCAAGAGTAATTTTTGCTTGAACCCAGCCGGGTAGGTCAGAGTATTGTGAAGCGAGTTGAGAGACCTTGGGGGCGTATTCTTCTAGTTTGTGAAGATCTGATAGAGCCATGTGGACTTCGTGGTCATCATCTTCTATACCACCGGGCATCATTTGCTGTTCGTAGCCCTCTTTGACCATTCTTTTTTGTATTTGTTTCATAGCCTTTTCAAGAAAAGTTCTATGTTGTAGCAAATCGACACCTTCTGTTGCAGCAAGATCGGAGATAAACTTTTCTAACTGATCTACAATCTTCTGCTCTTGTGGTGTGAACTCTCCACTTGTATCTTTAATTCTTTCTCTAGAAGTCTTGATTCTCTGCGTAGAAGACATAGAGCCTGTCTTTAGCTTTGTAGCGTTCTTGTCGCCAATGTCTACTCGTTCTTCTTCTGCTTCTTTGAGAACTTCTCTGATTAGCTCTCTTAATTCACTAGCTTTCATCTGGTCTCCATCCTTTTTTCCATCGTTCTTCTCTTCCCTCAACCCATTTGATGTAGCACTTGTAGCAGCATTCAAACTTTACAAGTGAGACATCATCTCTGGTTGAGTATGAGAACGAACCACAAACAGGACATCCCGTTTTGGATTCTCTATTAAGTAGTTTTCTTGAGACCTTTATTCCATTTAGTTCTACTTTATCGTTGGCTTCATCATTTTTCTTTTGTTTCTTGTAGAGTTCTCGCATCTGTTCCAGATAGACTTTCTCTTTGTTCTCGTCCCAATCTGCTTTGGGGTTCTGGATTGCTTCTTCGCCATACTTTTGTGCGATAGCCTGCTCTACCTTTACGATGTAATCTGGGTCTTTACTCATTGTCCCCACCAAACCTCTTCGCCTCTGCGATAAAATTTTGTTTGTTCAAACTTGGTTTCGTCTATAAAATGGTCGTCTCTAAATCTACAATAGTTGTTTGGCTGTAGGGCAAACTGCCCATCTTCAAGGGAAACAAGGTTCAGTGGTTTATGCTCTTGTGGATAGCGGTCAAAGCCATCGGTCCAGTCAATTATTATGCCTGTGTGTCGTCCTTTCCACCCATAGCGGAATAGTTCAACCTCAAGACCTTCTAGATACTTTGCGTGCCACGCTTCTATGTTTGGACCCATAGCAGTCCACGGAATCAAGTCGTTATGTGGTTTTTCTTTCCAAGTATCTGGTCCGTGAAAGTTTGACATCGCGTGGAGCGGCAAACCAGACCAGTGAGCACCGCTTTCCAATAGAACATGTGCCATAGGAATCTGTCCCTCTCTAGAATGTATACCATGCCACAGGGCATAAGTGTAGCCTTCGGGCATCTTGGGTCCAAGATATTTGTTGTTTACCCAAACATAAATGTGAAAAGGAAGATTGGTGTGCTTCATTGCGTCGCCTGACCTATTCCGTAGTAGGTAGCACCACCGGCTGCTATTCCAATCGCAAACCACATCCACTTGTAGGCTGGTGATTGCTTCTTGATAATCTTTTGTAGTTCGTCAATCTCGGTGTCTTTCTCAATCACCATTGTCGTATGTTTCTGGTTGAGAGCGTTGTAACGAATCTTTTCTTTTTCTAGCTCTAGGATAAACTCGCTTTCTTTTTTCTCGATTGTTCTCGTCCATTCGATCTCGCACTCTTGCTTGATTTTGTCTGGTGTTACGAGAACCTCTGATAAAGCCTCGGGATTGAGGACGATTCCCTCTATTGGAGAACGCTCGCCCTGATCTACAAAAGTGAATTCAGAACCAGCGAAGGCTAGTGTAGTAAATAATAAAATGCTAGGGAACATAAGTGAATCCGTAAGTTTGTTCTATTTGAAGGCGTAGTTTGTCTTTATCTTTTCTGTAATCTCTCACTATGCCTTTCTTGCGTTTATCAATCTCTTTTGATAAATCCATTAAAGCGTCTTGATAGCGCAGTTCAAGTTGTTCGTTTCTGATTCTGAAATCTTCAAGTGCCTTATCTCGTTGTTTTAGTTCTTCTTCGTGAATCTCTTGTAGTTCGGTTATTTGTGTTTTTAGAGACTCTTGGGAGATTTGCTGCGCTTTGATAATGTTGTGAACGTCGTAGCGTCCTTTCGCAAACACAACAAGAAGGAGCAGGACAAGCCCGATCTCCTTCCAGTGTTTTAGACAGAAAGCTAAAATCTTTTCTTTCATTATTTATTTCTTCATTGTTGTGCCACCACCAGAATGGCGCTTACCCCCAATCGCATCGGTGTAAGCATTTGCAACCTTCAAGAGTTCTTTGATAGGCATGTTAACTTTTTCAATTGTCATTTTTTTCGCATCTTCTGGGTTTTGCGAATTATAAATTATTGTTGCTGCCCATCTATGGTGACCATCAAGCAGATAGTTATCAGCAGATACTAAGATAGAAGCATTCCAAGGAGCCCAGTCTATCTTGGGATCTGCACCTGCTTTAGCTTTCTTCAATGCATTGTCCATATAAATGTCTGTTTGTGTTGGCTTGAGGTCGGATGGATCAACATTAGGTATTTCCCTAACTTCTACCTGATCACCTTCAGGGTATGCACCTGCATCATCTGATGAATCTAGATATGCTCTTGTGGCAGCACCAAGATCTGGGATCTTTTGTGGTTCATTTGTCTCTAGTCCCTTGGGAGGTGGCGCTTCCAATTCCTTTTCAAATGCGTCCGCATCTGGAATCTGCGGCATATTAGCCCTCTTTGTTCCATAGGCACCTTTACAGGCTGCGGGGAAGTTTGTACAAAAATCATTGCTTTGTTCTTTGAGGTAGCCTCTCCAGCTTTCCATTATAAGTTTCATTTTATTCTAGTCCTTTTAATTTCACAATAGCGTCAATCACAGACTGACCACCGAGGTAGAGACCTGAGATAATAACCCAGTCGCCTGATTCTAGACCGCCCCATAGCATTAGACCTGTGGCGGCAATCCACACAAGTAACTTGCGGGAAGTAATCTTTTCTACGCCTTTATCAAGTAGGGCTTGTTTGGTTTCTTCGCTCATCATTTGGCACCCATCTTAACTAGTTGCTCGTAGATCATTCCGATGAGAACCGGAAGGGACATAGTGGCAATAAGGGGAGCCATCTTGGCCATGGCATCCTTGAAGATCATTATGTTTTCTGCGTTGATGTTAGCAAGTTCTGGAGACTCCATCACTGGCTCGGTGGTGCCTTCTTGGAATACTCCATCGTCTGCTCCTATCATTCTTTCAAGTGCAGCCATGTCGGGCGGACTAAAGCCAGCCTGTTTTAACATTCCCATTCCCATTGAAGCCATCTTCAATGGATCGCTGCTGGCTCCTGCTGTTACAAGATAGTTAGAGAGTATGGAAATAGCATCATCTACTTTAGTTGTAACCATGCGCTCCATTTCTTGAGCGACCTGATCCATAGCGCCGCCTTTTTCCATTCCTGCTGGAACAGCATCGTCGTCGTATGGGTCGTCCATCATAGTAAGACCATCCATCTCGGACATAATTTCTTCCTTGATTAGATCAAGTAATGCTGACTTTTTGATTTTCATTTTTTATCCTTTGCGATCTTAGTCGCCGTTGCGTACATTACACTTTCGGCGTCATCGCCATAGCGTTTCTTGAAATCCTTCTTGGATTTCTTCATACCCTTAACTATTTTCTCTTTTTCGTTTTTTTCGCCCTTGGACAATTTTCTTTCGTTTAAAGAACCAGCGTATTCATCTGGTGACTGCCCGTTCATCCAAGCGTCGTAGGGGTTTGGAGAATTATCATCAATCTGAGCGCCCTTCTGGAAAACAACAGCAATCCACTTTTCAAAAGACATTTCCTGTCCTGCTACATCTTGCGCGGCATCCATCTTCTGTTGGTCTCTGAACTGCTCTGATTCCCTAACAGGCTCGGGCATAGGGCGTGTCTTTGGTTTGTAAGCGCGACCAAGCTGGCGCTGTGCTGTACCGATAGAAACACCGGATTCGCCTGTAAAAGCAGCAGCCAAGAAGTCAATACTAACATCAAGGTTGTCAATAGAGTCTGTCAACTTGCTAATAGCCTTTAGCATTTCTGGGTCGGACTGAATCTCTTCTAGAATAATTTCTTTTAGTTCTGACTTCTTAATCTTCATTTATTTATTTTCCTTTCTCGATACCATTCATAGATAGTATCGCAATCAGTCCGGGGACATTCTTTCGCACATAAACGCCAGAGAAAAGTGTTTCGCACCGCCCGCCAACATAAGCAATCGCAGATTCAAGGTGCTTTGACACACGAGGATCGGCAACCATTTCTTCACTTGCTACAAGAATAAGCGAGCCTGCTGCGGCTTTACCCTTGGGTGGTGGACAAGCAGAACGATTCATGCAGTTATGCATGATAGTTGTACCGAGTTTGCCCGTGTTTGGATCTTTGATCATTGTAGAGCCAATGAAGGCACGTCCATCTTTAGCAAAGCAAGTCTCCAAGTCCTTAGAGTCAAATGACTGGATTGGAGAATCCTCAGTAGATAGTTTGAGAATCTGTGCTAGAATCTTTGAGAACTGGGTGTTGGCTACTGGATACATTCCAAGCATTCCAATGCGACCGCGTAGGAGGCGTGTGGAGCGCTCGTTATCTAGAACGATGTGTGGATAAGGAGTTACATCGTTGAGTAGTGATAGGGCGTTCTTGGCGATAGTTGGGTTTAGGTTCTCTTGTGCTGTTGGCCAAGAGACAATGTAAACAACCTTGCCGCTTGCCTGAACAGATTGTAGGTAGCGCTCAAAGACGGGTTGTAGAGCGACGACAGAAGATCCTGTGCCTCCACCGCCACCAGCCATAACGAATAGCCAATCAACCTTGCCGAGTTTGATGCGGAGAGCATCTTCTACGATTGCGCCGTTCTGTGATAGAACTTCTTTGCCGTAGGAGATGTTCTTACCGATTCCGTCAGAGTCAGGAATAAGAACGACGTGCTCCTCTTCTACATTCTTCGGAATGTCTTTGCCAGTGCTGTTGACCAATAGGGTCTTGTTGAAACCCAACTCAATCATAGCGTTCGCCATCTTGTTGCCGCCGCCGCCAACACCAACAAAGCCCACATTCAAAGATGATGGGGCTGTGTTCTCGGGTAGTAGGTCTTCGTCAGAGTATTCCATCTGTAATCCGAAGTCCTCAACCATACCAAAGTCTTCCGCTTCTACTTCTTCGTGGAAGTGGTCCTTTTCTTGGTTGAATGATGGGGGTGCTTCTGCCGGGGGCAAGAAGCCAAACTCGTCGTCTTTACTCATTGATTTACCTTTGCAAAACCTGCTTCTTTCTCAATTACAATCTGCATGTCTACACAATCCTTGAGAGAATCAAGGTGAGAAATCAGCAAGACGTTCTTGAAATACACCTTAATTAGTTCCAAGATCCGAATAAATCCAGCCATATTCTCTTCGTCCAAAGCAGTGCCGGGCTCATCAAGCACAAACACGTCACCCTTGGGTAGAGAAGACACGGAGAGCAGAGCAAGACGAATAGCCATAGCAGCCATAGACTTCTCTGCACCGGACGCCATCTCAATAGGGCGAGCATCGTGCTTGGGGTGCTTGATAAAAATGTCGAACTTGTTACCAGATGTCTCAAAGAAAATCTCAAAGTCTACGACGTTTGATAGAATCTTTGCAATCTCTTCGTTGATTACTGGTAGCTTCTGCTTGATGATGTCGTAGGCAATCCCATTCGGATGCATACAG